TGTTACAAGCTTTGGAAACAACTCATATCTCACTCAAGGTGGCACAACAGATTCCGACAACCAGATTGATGGTCTTGTTTTATTAAATGTATTCACAGAAGAAGGTCTTGGGGCAGGGTCTAACTTTACAATTTGCAAAAGACTTAGGGACTTATACAATAGAATTACAGTATCAAGTGTTATTTTTGACGCACCTATTGGCCCTGAGATTCTTACCTCAAGTCCAGAAGGTAAGTTTCAAACTCAAATCAGAATAACATTTACAATTTACGAGGATCTTTAATCATGCCAAAGCTTGTTATTACAGAAGAAATGCTAGATGCTATTGAAGCTGTCAAAGGTGTAAGAGATCCACAATATTGGGATCCTAATTGCAAAAGATATATGGAGAGTCAACAAAAATCTAAAAAAGATGTAAAAACTTCCGAAAAGAGTTAATATATTTATAAATCTTTCTTTTTTTTGTCATGGCAGCTATCAGAGGTGATGTAGGCAAGATCATGTTTCATAATGCGGCTGGTACTGAAGCCGATATTGCTGGAACTAGATCATGGTCATTATCAGTTTCAAAGGATACTTTAGAAACTACAGTTCAAGGTAATACTTCAAAGACTTTTATTGGTGGTCTTATCTCTGGTGAAGGTTCAGCAGAATTAATTTATGACAATGCTGGTAATGCTGACTATCTATCATTTGTTGAGGACATATTAACAACAGGTGATGCTGGTGACGCATTGTTTGAACTGTTCCCTGATAGTTCAGCTAGTTCTAAAAAGTTAGCTTTTTCTGGAATTATTACAAGTGCTGAGTATGGTGCAACACTTGGAGAAACACAGTTAATAAACATTTCATTCCAGACAACAGGTGCAATAACCTCTGACATATAGTAAATTAAAAATACTTCGCATTTAATTTATGGCAGAAAAGAAAACCCTCGACCTTTTGAAGGACGCTTTTGACCTTTCTAAAAGGCGTAAATTTGACGTTAAAGATGATAACGGCAAAACAGTATGCAGTCTATATTTCAAGGCTATTACAAGGGCAGACAGAGCCAGAGCAACGCAAAGGGCTGGCAGTGATGATCCTTTAGTAGTTTCTACACACATGCTTTGTCAGTTGGCAGAGAATGAAGATGGTACAAAAGCATTTCACCCAGCCGATTTTGCTAACTTGCAAAATGAGTTGCCAGAAAATGTATTGAATGAGATTGAGTTATTTTTATTTGGTGTAAATCAAAACGCAACTATTGATAACGTAAAGGAATCCTAAGGGGGGATAACTGGTTAAATTTTGAGTTTTTCCTTGCAACAGAATTAGGTAAGACAGTAAGTGAATTAAGAACACAACTCACTGAGGAAGAGTTGGTATTTTTTGCTGGATATTATGAACTAAAACAAGAAAGAGAAAAAAAAGAGATAGATGCAATGAAACGCAAATCAAGATATAGTTAAAGGAGTTATTGTTTAGTCGTGGCAGTTTCCAATGTAGAACTAAGAGTTGGTGCTACTCAAGCGATTACAGCATTAAAGAATGTAAATACTCAGGCACAAAAATTTAATCAAACTGTAAACGGAACAAATAGCAAATTAAAAGACGCTAATAAAGCTTTACCTATACTTGGCAAGGGTTTTTTTGGTGCTGGTGCTGGTGCAAAAGGGGCTGCTTTAGGTTTTAGAACTGCTGGGGCTGCGTTAGCAACAGCTTTAGGGCCACTTACTGCTGGACTAACTTTAGTTGCTGCGTTAGGAAAAACATTTACAAATTTAGCTGCACAAGACTTTGCTAGTGCAAAAGTTAAAACTCTTGGGGTTGATGTAGATGCTTTGAATCCAAAACTTAAAAGTTTATCTAATGAACTTAGTGGTCAGGTATCTTCTTTGGATTTACTATCAGCGTCTTATGATGTAGCGTCTGCTGGCTTTGGTGAAGTGGCAGAACTTTCAGACGTATTGAAGGCATCACAGTTAGGAGCAACTGGTGGATTTTCTGAATTAGCTACTGTTGCTGATGCTACAACCTCTGTTCTTAATGCTTATGGTTTGAGTTCTGATCAGGCAGCTAAGTTAGTTGACGGATTTATACAGACACAGAATGATGGTAAAATTGTTGTAGATCAATATGCACAGCAGATAGGTCGTTTAGCACCTATAGCGGCTGGTGCTGGTGTTGGAATAGATGAACTTAATGCGGCAATATCTACTGTCACTGCAACTGGTGTTCCTGTTGAATCTACCTTTGCTGGATTACGACAAGTTATTGCTGCGATACAAAAGCCGACCAGTGAGGCAGCTAAAGCGGCAAAAGAGTTAGGAATAGACTTTAGTGCTACAGCTTTGAGTACAAAAGGTTTGGGGGGAGTTTTAGAGGAGCTTGTTGCAAAGGGTGGAGCTAGTGAAGAAACACTTGCAAAATTCTTTGGATCTGTTGAAGCAAGAACAGCAATATTACCTTTATTAAATGACCAGCTTGTTAGTTTCAATAAAAATTTAGAAAATCAAGCAAATGCACAAGGTAAAGCTGCTGAAGCTGCATTTACAGCACAAAATACGATTCAAGGCCAATTAACAAGACTTGGAACGGCTTTTACAAACCTAACTACAGAGGGTTCTGAGATAGGAATAGTCATAAGAGAATCTCTTAAAGTTGCTGCTGTCACAGTTGAGGCTTTGAAAAGTGCTTTTGAAATAATACTTGCACCAATAAGAGCAGTTACAGCCGCAGTAGGAGAAATAGGAAAGAATATTGCACAAGCTTTAGGAATAGAATCAACAAACGTATTATTTAGTTTAGAACAAGGCTGGATAGGTATAAAAGAGGCAATCACAACAACAAGTAAAAATGTTGAGTTTATCGGCAAAGTTATTGGAGGTGTTATTGGAGTAACAATTAGAAACCTAATTACATTGAGAAAAAGCATTGTAGATGGTTTTGTAAAAGCAACTCAACCAGTAGTTAAATTTTTTGAGGGGCTTGGTAAGTTAGTTTCTGGCACTGCACAAAACATAGTTAAGTTTTTTCAAAGAGCATTTCAAAAATTAGTTGACCTTATACCAGAGCCAATAAAGAAATTACTTGGTGGGATTGAGTTACCAAAAATTAATTTAGATATTAAAGTTCCAAAAATCGAAAATCCTTTTAAAAAAATAAAAGATACAGTAGATGACTTAATACCAGCAATTATCGAATATTCAGAAGTTGAAAAAGAAATAGAAACTACAGTTAATGGTCAACTTGATGCAAAAAATAACATTAAGAAAACAAATGGTGAACTTAAAACAGGAGTGGAGCAACTCACCGAGGCAGAAAAAAAAGCAAAACAAGAGGCAGAAGAATTAAAAAAGCAATTTGAAGATATTGGCAAGGAGGTTAGGTCAGGTTTAGTTGAAAATTTAAGAGAGGCAATTAATGGAAGTCAAGCATTTGGTCAAGCACTTGGAAATGTTTTAAATAAATTAAAAAATAGACTTCTTGATATTGCTCTTGATAAAGCTATTTCTGGTATTGGAAACATAATTAGTGGTGGCAAAGGGTTTAAGGGTGGTTTTTTAGGTGGTTTATTTGGCAAAGAAAGAGGTGGCCCTGTATCTGCTGGTGGTGCTTATGTTGTGGGAGAAAGAGGACCTGAGATTTTGCAAATGGGTTCTAAAGGTGGCAATATAATTCCAAATAATAAATTAGGCGGTGGTGGAACTGTGAATAATGTTACTGTAAATGTAGATGCAAGCGGTTCGTCTGTGGCTGGTAATGCACCAGACTCTAATGCTTTAGGCCAATTAATAGCTGGTGTTGTACAACAAAAACTAATTGATGAACAAAGAGCAGGAGGTTTATTAAATAGATAATGGCTACTTTTCCATCAATCACTCCTACTTATGGAATGAGAAAAACAAGTTCACCAAAAATTAGAACTACAAAACTAGGTGATGGTTATGAATTTAGGTCTTTATATGGACTACCACAATCTCAAGACCCAAAAGTATATGATCTTACGTTTAACGTGTCTGAGACTGAATCAGATGTTATTGAGGCGTTTTTAAGAAGTAGAGTAAACGATCAGGCAAGCTTTACTTTTACCCCACCAGCAGAAGGGTTCACAAAAACAGGTACATATTCGCAAAGTTCTACTACTGTAACAATCACGATCACACAGCATGGAGTTGCTCAAGGTGATATTTTGACAATTGACTACACAACTGGTTCTGCAACAGATGGAACTTTCGCTGTTGCGAGTGTCACAAGTGATGATGCTTTTACAGTTACAGCAGCCACCTCTGCAACAAATAGCGGTAATGTTTCAATTACATTATCTGGGGCTGGTCAATATGTTTGCGATTCTTGGACTAAAACAATTCCATACAACAACAGAGCAATAATATCAACAACATTTAGAGAGGTATTTGAACCTTAATGGCTAATCCCGTTTCAGAGCTTCAGCAATTAACAAATAAATCTATTATTGAATTGTTTTCTGTTGAACTTAAAGCTGATGTTCATTTCACAAAGGTTGCAAAGACAGCTACATATTCGCAATCAGGCACTACAATTACAATTACGTTAAATTCTCATGGATTTTCAACTGGTCTTATTTTAAGTCTTAATTTTACCTCTGGAAATGGAATTGATGATATTTATACGATTCAAACAGTCGCAACTAACTCTTTTACAGTTACAGCAACAAGTTCACAGTCAACAAGCGGTAATGTATCTTTTAATGTAAATTCAACATTAACAGATCCAACTGTTTATCTATTTCATAGTGGTAATAATATGAAAGATAGTCTCGATATTGTTTGGCAATCAAATACATATGAACGTATGCCTTGTAAAGCAGAGGGTTTTAAATATTCTGGTAAAGGAACACTGCCGAGACCAACTATAGCTTTTGCAAACATATTAGGTACAGTGACTGCAATTTTACAAATTGTAAATCAAATAACACCTGCAATTGATTTACAGGGTGCGAAAGTAACTAGAAGAAGAACGCTTGCAAGATTTCTTGATGAAGTAAATTTTCCCTCAAATATTAACCCTTATAAAGTCGGTTCAGTAGATCCAACAGCAGAATTACCAAGAGAAGTTTATTTTATTGATAGAAAAGCCTCAGAAAATAGAGATATTGTTTCATTTGAAATGGTAAGTAGTTTTGATTTAGCTGGAGTAGGCGCACCAAAAAAATTAGTAACAAGAGACGACTTTGCAGGAGTCGGAACTTTTGTTAATTTTTAATTATGAACTGGAAACAATCTTTTCAAGAATATGCAAAAAAACAAGCACCAAATGAAGCTTGTGGTTTGCTTGCTGTAATTAAAGGTAAAGAAATTTTTTGGCCTTGTAAAAATTTAGCTGAAGGAAAATTTGATTTTTTTATGCTAGACCCTGATGATTGGGCAGAGTGTGAAGATACAGGAGAAGTTGTTGGTGTAATTCATAGTCATCCTGTAGGTTCAGCAACACCTTCAGATACGGACAAAGCTGCTTGTGAACATTTAGGTTTTCCATATTATATTTACAGTATTTCTTTAGATCATTGGGAAATGATAGAACCATCAGGCTGGAAAGCACCCTCACTTATTGGCCGTAGGTTCATCTGGGGTAAATACGATTGCTGGTCTATCGTGACAGATTGGTTTCAAGAAAATAAAAATATAAAGATTAAACACTGGCCTAGACCAAAAACATTAAATGATTTTGTGAAAAATCCATATTTTGAAAAAGTGCTTACAGAATCAAATTTTGTTAAACAACAAACTAATAAAAATTTTAAAGAGGGTGATGTTTTATTATTTGTTGGTGCAAAACAAACACTAAGTCATGTTGCTGTTTATATTGGTGATATGATGATTTTAAATCATAATATAAGATGTTTGAGTTGCAGAGAGCCTTTAGATTTTCAATACCAGCAAACACTTAAAGAAGTTTATAGATATGCAGCTTAGAAAAATAAAAGTTTATGGCAATCTTAGAAAATTCTTAGGAAGGTCAACTTTTGAAGCTGCTGTAAATTCACCACAACAAGCATATAATTTTTTAAAGGCAAATTTTCCAAATATTGAAAAACATATGAGTGACCAAGTTTATAAAATCAAAATGGGTGGTCATGTTATTAGTCAAGAATTTTTAAATATTAAGGGTCAAGGTGAAATTCATATCATACCTGTTGCAATTGGTGGAGGTTTTGTTAAAAATTTATTTAAAGGTGCTGTAAATCTTGCAAAAGACGCTGTTAATTTTGTTGTTGATAATGCTTTGACCTTAGGATTAAGTTACGTTACAGGTGGTCTTTATGGTTTGGCTGTAACGGCTGCAACTGGCCTTGCCTCTGAACTTTTAGCACCACAGCAGCCGACTAATAATGGCTCTGCCGTAGGTGATACAGATCCAAGCATAAGAGGATCATATACCTTTAGTGGTATTCAAAACGTTTCGAATAGTGGTGTACCGATTCCAATAATATATGGTCTTGTTTATTCTGGTTCAATTATAATAAGTTCAGGTACTGACACAGCTCAAATAGTAAAAAGTATAGACTGATGCCTAAATTAGTTGATGACCAATTATTTGGAGATATTGGAAAGGTTGAAGATCCAGACCTTATTTCAGGTGCCTTAAGAAGTAAACAATTTGCAACCGTAGTTGATTTATTAGGATATGGAGAAATTGATTCAATATTAGATGGAGGTGGAACTAATGGATTTCATAAAAATGTATTTCTAGATGGTACACCTGTTAAAAATTCGCAGGGTGAAGATAATTTTAGTAATATAGACCTTTTTGTCCGTCATGGTGGAACTGGTGAAGCACAACAGGATTTTGTAAATGATATAGAAACAACAACTATTGTCGGTGTTGAGGTTACAAAAGACACACCAATTACAAGAACAATTACAAACACTCAAGTAAATAAAATCAGAGTAACATTACAAATTCCTTTGCTACAAAAAGTTAAAGATGGAGATATTGTCGGAACAAGCATAGATATGTCCATAAAAATCACAGAAAATGATGGTACAGTTACAACACCAGTTGATAGTGACATAATAAAAGGCAGAGTTTTTAGCCCTTTTGCAAAAGATTATGAAATAGTTTTTAAAAAAACTATGAGTTTTCCAATAAATATAACTGTCATTAGAAACAGTAAAGAAAAAAAACAGTTTTCAAGAAGGGCAAACTGGTTATCTTTTACAGAAATAATTACAGATTCAAGCTTTCCTGATGGTTTTTCTTATGTTGCGCTGCGATTTAATGCACAGGAATTTCGGAGCTATCCAAAGCGTATGTATAGAATTAAGGGTACCAAGATCAAGGTGCCGCATGGAACAACAATTGATAGTAATAATGGAAGAGTTGTTTATCCAGATGGATATACTTTTAACGGTACATTTAAAACAGACAAAGAGTGGTGTTCAGATCCAGCTTGGGTTTTATATGACCTTTTGACAACAGATAAGGGTTTTGGTGGGGCAGATGGCATTATTGATGAGGACACTCTAGATGTATTTAGTTTTTATTCTGCTAGTGCTTACAACAGTGAATTAATAACTGATCCCATTACAGAAACAACAGAGCCAAGATTTAGTTGTAATATAGTAATACAAAGAAAACAAGATGCTTTCACCATAATTAATGATTTATGCTCTGTAATGAGAGCAATGCCATTTTATAACGTTGGATCACTTACTATAGCTCAAGACAGACCAACAAATACTGCAACAAATACATCTGACCCTCAATACATATTCACAAATGCGAATGTAACAGAAGAAGGCTTTGTATATAACGGTGTTGGATCAAAAGGTAGATTCACTGAAGTAGAGGTTTCTTATTTTGATAATGATACACAGAATTTGAATTTTGAGTATGTTAGTGCAGATGAAATAACTGCTTTATCAGGCTATACAACAAAATTTGGAAATATCAGAAAAACTTTAAAATCTTTTGCCTGTACATCAAGAGGTCAAGCAAATCGGCTTGCTAGATGGTTTTTATATACAAATTTAAAAGAAACTGAAATGGTTAACTTTACAGCAACTCTTGAAGCTGGTGTAATAATAAGACCTTCAACAATTATAGCGATTGCTGACTCTGTAAAATCAGGCGTAAGAAAAGGAGGAAGAATAAAAACAGGAGTATCTACAACACAAATTATTGTAGATAGAATGAGTATTGAGGGAAACGATTTATCACATGAATCTGGATCAACTTTAAGTGTTATTTTGCCTGACGGCTCTACTGAAACTAAAACTATATCAACGATAGACGGGACAACAATAACTGTTTCTTCAGCTTTCTCTGCGACACCACAATCAAATAGTATTTATGCAATTGAAAGTCCATCTTTACAATTTCAAACATTTAGAGTTTTAGGGATCGAAGAAGTAAATCATTGTGAATATAGTATCTCAGCAATTATTCACGACCCAAACAAATATGCACAAGTTGAAGATACAAATGTAGCAGCAAATCCTAGAAATATAACAACTTTAATAGATGAAAAACCAGCACCGAGTAATTTAGCTGTTACAGAAAGCATTGTTGTTCTAAATAATCGTGCAGTTTCTAAATTATTTGTCACTTGGGCACCAGTGCAAGGTGTAAAAGAATATATTTTGGAATCACAATTTGATGAAGATAATCCAGAAAGGTTTAGAGTTGCAAGACCAAGTTTTGAAGTATTTGAATCAAGACTTGGCAGTTATGAGTTTGCTGTAAAATCAGTAAATGCTTTAGGCAAAATAAGTAAAGATGTTACAGAAATATCATTTACCGCTATAGGAAAAACGGCTGTTCCAGTTGATCCGTCAGGTTTAACTGTTGAGCCTGTATCAGATCAATTTGTTAGGTTACGTTTTAATCCAGCAACGGATGTTGACGTGATCCACGGAGGCACTCATCAAATCAGGCATTCAACAGACACAAGTGCTAATGCAAGTTTTGTAAATGCTTTAGAAATTGAAGTTGTGGCTGGTAATGTTACAGAGGCACTTGTTCCAGCTTTGACAGGGACTTATTTCATTAAAGCAGTTGATGATGGTGGCAGAAGGTCAGCAAATGCAGCGAAAATAGTTATCACAAAACCTGATCCACAACCAAATCAAATAATTCTTACACAAAGAGAAGATCAAACCTCACCAGTATTTAATGGCACAAGGGTAAGGACTGTATTTAGTGATGTATTTAATGGATTGGTTTTAGATGGAACGCAATTTTTTGATAATGTAGCAGATGTTGAGGCTCTTGCAACTTTTGATTTCTTGGGTGCTGGTATTGCTTCTCAAGGTTTTTATACTTTTGAGGATGATCTTGATTTAGGTGCAGCTTTTGATTTGTCTTTAGAACGTCATTTCAAAACGGCAGCTATTGTTGTTTCTGATTTATGGGATTCAAGAGTTCAATTAGTTGACAGCATGCCAGACTGGGATGGAACTTTGGCTGAAGATGTTGGTGCAAAATTACAAGTTGCTACTTGTCAGGGTGTTAATACTGCATCTTTATCTTCAACATATTCTCAAACTCAAGATCTTATAACAATAACAAATTCTTCTCATGGATATGCAGTTAACGATAATGCACTTGTTGATTTTACAAGTGGTACTGCTACAGACGGATTTTTAAAAGTTACTTCTATAACAAACGCAAATGTTTTTGTTGTTGAAGCAAAAAGACAACTTGCTGAGTATGAAATTGTAAATGAAGATACTGGTGAGATAAGAATTTTTAGCACTGGCGATCATTTTGGTCTTGTTGCAAGCGATACTGTAAAACTTGTATTTTTATCTGGTGATGCAGAAAGTGGGGATTTTGTTGTAGGTGCAGTTCAATCTGCTGGGGTCATATCTATAACAACATCTGATAATGACGAAGCTACCTCTGGTAGCGTTGAACTCATCAAAATTAAAGATAGTTCTGGAAATAATGTCACTACAAGCGGTAATTGTAATATATCAAGCGCATTTAGTCCTTTTAATGAATTTGCAAATGGTGAGTATAGAGCTAGAGGTTTTAGATTTAGGGCAGAGTTATTTTCTAATGATCCTGATGAAAATATTGAAATTGATGAATTAGGATACACAGCATCAATGCAAAGAAGAACAGAAACTGTTAATACTGCTATAGCAAGTGCTTGCGCTACAAATGGTGCGGCAAAAACAGTCACTTTTGGAAATGCTTTTTATACAGGCACTACAGCAATAAATTCATCAACAACAGCATTTCTACCAACTATAGGAATAACTTTAGAAGGTGCTGTTTCTGGTGATTATTTTAAAATTACATCTGTAACAGGAAGTCAATTTGTTATTGAGACAAGAGATTCAAGCAATAATTTTAAAGATTTAAGTTTTAAATATACAGCAGTTGGTTTTGGTAAGGGCTCTTAGTGTAATTGTTTTAGAAATTAGTGTATCCTATAATTAAATAAATACTGATGGGCAAATGAGTCAAAATGATTTTGTAATAGATAATGGAACAGGTCTTGCTGTCCGTCAAGATATTGAATCTGCTTTTCAAGCACTAGCTGGTAACAATTCTGGTTCTTCAACTCCGACTACAACATATGCCTATCAATTTTGGGCAGATACTTCCACTGGAATACTCAAAATAAGAAATTCAGCAAATAATGCTTGGATAGAACTTCTACAACTTGACGGCACGTTAACTCTTGAAGATGGGTCTGCTTCAGCACCAGCACTAGGATTTCGAGACGATTTGGATACAGGTATATTTTCAGGTGGTGCGAATGAATTTAATATTGCAACAGGTGGAACGGAAAGATTTGTCATAGACTCCTCTGGAAATTGTGGTATTGGTACAACAAGTCCAGCAGTATCTTTACACATCGCTGCTTCAGTTCCAGCTATCCGTTTGGCTGATACTGATGGTAATACCCCATTTGCAAATATAACTGCTGGCGGGGGAGATTTAGTTTTTGAAGCAGATCAAGGTAACGTTGAAGCAAATACTGTAATGCAATTCAGAATTGATGATTCAGAACGTATGCGTATAGATTCGTCTGGAAACGTAATGATTGGAACTACCAGTAGTACAGTTTTTGACGATACAAGTGGTAGTGGTGTTGTTATTAGAGGTGCTACTGGTGCAGTAGATATTATGAGAGACAATGATATTAGTTTAACTCTTAATAGAAATACTGCTGATGGTCAAATGTTAGGATTTTCTCGTGCTGGAGTAAATAAAGCATATTTAGGAATTAGAAATAATAGTCTTTGTTTTGATACTGGTGCTTCTGAGCGTATGCGTATAGATTCGTCTGGAAATGTAAGAATTATAAATGAACATTTAAGATTTGATACTACAGGCAAAGGTATAATTTTTGGAATTGAAGGTGGCAGTAATAGACCATCTATTGTTGGTAAC